GTCCGCAGATGACGATGATGAGGTCATAGAGGCTTACATCGAGCAGCAGCGGATGGAATTTCAGCGAGCGTGGGACGGCTATGTCGATGCGTTCAATTTCGACAATCAACATAACAAAATAACTCGCAAAGAGGTGAGGCGCACTGGCAAAACAATTAACGTGTCAAAGGTACATCTATAAACTGCACAGCAGCAGACTGCGCAAGGCAAAGTGGCAGCTCACACTCCCCATATCGGAGGCGAGGCGGAACGATGAACTGATCTCTCTGGCGGACAGTCAGGTTCTCCGGTGGCTTGACGAACTGAACGGGATAACCGATGCGGACATCCAGGCAAGGGAGATAAAGGCGGAGATCCGCCGCCTGAGACGGGAGCAGAGCAGTCTGCAAAACAGGCGGCTTATGAAGCGGCTGTATGCCAAGCTGGATATGATCCAGTTTAAGCCGGATTATCTGTGTGTCATTATGGACAGGGAAAAGGATTACATACGGGCCTGCCGTGGTTTCACCGTGAACGGGATACGGTATCATCGACTGTTGGGAACGAATGGCGGCGTCAAGAATGAAACCATCGTATTTGTCAGTGACCGGCACGGCCCGGAGCTGCGGAGACGAATCGACAATGGCCGGGATCTGGAAAAGGAAATGGTGCCTGCGAAACTGGAGGCGTATAAGGCGCTGACCTGCAGCGCATCTACCCCTGTATCCATGCCGAATGGTGTATTGGTGGTAAATGACTGCGAAACAGAGTTTATCTCCGACATCATCTACATCAACGACGAGGAAGACGGGGAGCCGGTAATGGAGGAGCGCTCCGGCGTGATGGTGCAGCTCAATGAGTCCGACGGATATGGCATTATGCTCCCCTCTCTTGCGGACAGATGGGCGAAGGAGATCGGCATTGACTACAGGCCAAGCGGAGTCAACACAAGGTTCGCATGGGAAAAGGGAATGGTGTTCTGCTTTGACTTTCTGGAATTTGCAGACAGGGTGGCCGGGAGCTACATTGTAAAGGATGCGTGGGGTGATGAACGGGATGTGCGCAATGTAGAACTGATCCTGACTACATCTATGGTGAAGCTGTGGGACAGCTACGACAACTGTGAAGAGTATCTGCGCAACTGTGCTGAGAACAAATATCAGTTCGGCGTAGCAAAGGTTTGCCCAAGGAATCTGGAGAATGAGCGCAACCTTAACTATCAATTCATCCAGAGCTATGACTTAAGTGACGATGATATTGATGAGCTGATTGCGCCGACTATGAATGAGATTCGGGATATTCTGTACGCAAATTATCAAAAGACCGTTCTGTTTCTTAAAGGCATGGGGCTGAGCGAAGATAATGTTGAGAATGTTGAAGACGATTATGTGAAGGCACTGATGGTGGAGCCGAAGATGATCGACGACCCATTTATCCAGAGCAAGGTTTACCAGCTAATCAAGAACCGCATCAACGAGGCGAAGGTCGGCGTCATCAAGGTACACGGGAACTACTCCATCGTTTCCGGAGACCCGTACTCCCTGTGCCAAAGCATATTTGGACTGGAGGTCACAGGGGTACTCAAGAGCGGAGAGATTTACAACAAATACTGGTGCGACACTTCCGCCGAGCGCCTTGCCTGCTTCCGGGCACCGATGACCTGTCACAACAATATACGACTCGTAACGGTGAACACGACCGATGAGGCGAAGCACTGGTATCAACACATGACAGCTTGTACGGTTTTTAATTCTTGGGACACAGCTGCCCATGCACTCAACGGCATGGACAAGGATGGCGACCTTGTGATGCTGACAGACAACCGTGTGCTTGTAGACAATCTCCGGCCACTGCCAGCGCTGATGTGTGTACAGCGCAAAGCGCAGAAGAAACTCGTTCAAGAGGCCGACTTTATCCGGGCAAACATTGACAGCTTTGGGGATGATATTGGAAAGACAACCAATCGGATCACCTCTATGTTTGAGGTTCAGGCGAAGTACGCAAAGGACAGTGAAGAATACAAGATCCTTGACTACCGCATCAAATGCGGACAGCTGTTTCAGCAAAACGCAATCGACAAGGCCAAGGGTATCGTGGCAAAGCCAATGCCGAAGGAATGGCATGATAAGCACCACGCCCTTGCTGTAGAAGATGCGAACAAGCGGCGAATATACCTGTCGATTCTGGCGGACAGAAAACCATACTTCATGCGATATATCTATCCAGATTTGATGAAGCAGTACAACACATACATAAAAAATACCAACAAAAAGGCACAGAGGGAATTCTCGCTTTCTATTGACGAGCTTATGGAGAAAGATCCATCTGAACTGACAGAGCGGCAGAGTGAATTTGCCCGGTACTATCTTGCGTGTATGCCGGTCGGGATCAGCAACTGCGTGACGAACCGGATCTGCAGAAGGTTTGAAGAGGCCTTTGACGGGTATGTCGGCAAGCACAATGCAGAAACGGAGTTTGACTACTCCATTATGAAGAGCGGCGCAGAATACAGCCAGAGCCAGTACCAGACGATCCTGCGGTTGTTTGATGAATACAACCGGCGCATCCGGGACTACACCGTATTTGCGAACAGAGAGCGCATCGACAGTGATGAGGCAATTTCACATATGTACATGATGAAGATCGAATTCAGAAACGCCTGTGACGCCGCCTGCTCGAATTCGCAGAGCCTGTGCGACATCTTGTTGGACATTTGCTACCAAAGAAATTGTACTAAGCGATTTGCATGGAGCATGTGTGGAAAGGAAATTATCGGCAATCTCTTACAGAAAAACGGTAATCGAATCCACTTCCCCGTTATGGATCAAAATGGAGATATTGAATTTGGCGGGAAAAGATTTTCGTTTTCTGAAAAAGAGATTGAGGTGATTGAATGAGTGTTGTATTAAACGAACGCGAGTGGGCGGAGAGCGCAATCGCAAACCGGCAGCTTGGCAAGAAGCCGGTAGAAACATTGAGCCGTGTTGCACGGTATTACTGCCAGAGCGAAAAGTACAGGAAGCGGGATGTGCGCAGCAAGCTGGAGGACTTCCTGCTGCAGTGCGACCCCGGTGTGGTTTTGGTCAAGTGGTCAGACACCATTGACAGGATTGTTCGCTCCGCAGACAAGCTCCCCCTCATCGAACTGGATGGGGTGGACATTACAGAGGCCGAGCTGCAGACCGTTCGCTCGCTTGAGGGAAGACAGCTGCAGCGATTGGCGTTTACACTGCTGTGCGTGGCAAAGTATTGGGATGCCGCACAGCCCAGGAACAACGGGTGGGTTAATACTGCCGACAAAGAAATTATGAAGATGGCGAATATAAACACCTCGATACAAAGACAGAACTTTATGCTTCACGAGATGAAGAATGCTGGACTGCTGCGTTTTAGCAAGCGTGTTGACAGCTTGAATATCCAGATGAAGTTTATCAGGCCAAACAGTCCTGTAGCGATACATATTTCCGATTTTAGAAATCTTGGCAACCAGTACATTATGTACTGCGGCGAACCGTACTTTCAATGCACCAACTGTGGACTGACCATCAGGAGAAAAAAGAATGTGCAGAAATATTGTCCGGATTGTGCTGCGGAGATGTATATTAAAAAGTCTGTGGAGTCCGTGATGAGAAAGCGGGGCAACAGCCGGGAATCACGCACCTGAAAACTGAAAATGTTTGAAAATGAAAATGCCCTCTATCCATTGCGCCGCAATGGATAGAGGGTTGCGTGATGGGTGCGTTATAATGAATACAGAATATACATTTTTTTCTACAAAAATTTTAGAAGCAAAGGATGATGAAAGTGGTTTTAATTACAGCAAACGAGAAGAAGATTATCAGCGAGAGATTCCCAAAGATTCATATTGTTCGGACGATGAAGCAGCGGTCTAAGCGGCACCGCTACTACATGGTTGAAGACGAGAAGGCGATGCGTCTTCTGCGCAAGCTCCGCATGGAGCCTGAGATTCCACGGAGAAAGGGAGTGTGACCTATAGCCACAACAGGAGCAAGTTACAAGGAGATGCGTGACATCGTGATTGGGAAACTTGTTGACCGAACCATTGACGATGACTACGAAGATCTAAGCGAGCGTCTGTTTGGTGAGGGCAACTGCTATAACTCAAGCGAGGTACGCAAGAGGATGTATGGGATGAAAGCCGTCATCGAGGCCATTGAGCGAGATGGCGAGGCGGCCATCTACGACGAGGACAAGCTGTCTGTGATGGACAGCAAACGGATCGAGCTGCAGAAAGAGCGTCAGAAGTTCTTTGACCAGCGCAATGCGCTGAATCGAGTGATTCGTGAGCGTTCGCGTCAGGAAGAATTGAATGAAATCCTGACGGCTGCCGTAAAAGAGCATTCCCTGCCCACGTTGAAGTATGAGCCTAAGACCGTTGTCCATTCTGACAACGACCTGCTCGTCAGCCTGAATGATATCCACTACGGCGCAGATGTCAACAACCATTGGAATACATATAATTCTGAGGTCTGTCGCCGGATGATGTGCGGATATCTCGACAAGATCATATCTATTGGCGAGACGCACGGAAGCGAGAATTGTATTGTGTGGGCGAATGGGGATCAAATCAGCGGGAATATTCACCAGTCAATCACTGTTACCAATAAGGAAAATGTGATTGAACAGATCACCGGTGTGTCTGAGCTTATTGCAGAATTTCTTGCGGAGCTGAGCAAACACTTTGTCAGTGTTCGATACGCGAGCGTTGCCGGGAACCATAGCAGAATCGACATCAAAGAACGTGCCCTGAAGGATGAGAGACTGGACGATCTCGTTGAATGGTATCTAAAGGCCCGGCTGCAAAACTTTGAGAACGTCATTATCGGCGCCGGAAACAAAATTGACTCCACTATGTACCTGCTGGATATTCGAGGGAAAACCTATGTGGGCGTGCATGGAGATTATGACGGCAGCGCCAGCAAAGTGCAATCGCTACAGACAATGGCTGGCAGAGATATTTATGCGGTATTATCCGGGCATCTGCACCACTGCAAGATGGATGAAGTACAGGGTGTCAAGACCGTAATGGCCGGGAGCTTTCTTGGTATGGATGATTTCTGCGTGACCAAGAGAATCTTCGGCAGACCAGAGCAGCTTGTGTGCGTATGTGATGACGCAGGCATCCGCTGTTCTTACGATATTCCACTCCAGTAAGTTCAATGCTGGGCTGCCCCTTTCGGGCAGCCCTTTTATATTGCGGGGTAGAGCAGTGGAAGCTCAGCGGCCTCATAAGCCGTTGGTCGGGGGTTCAAATCCCCCTCCCGCAACCAAGTAAGCGAGCTGGTCGTATGACCCTGGTTCACCCATCGCCGGGGAGTTTCCCCGTACAAACACAGAAAGTGAGGTGGCTTTGTGCCAAGACAGACAAAACAAAACGACATCACAAGCCCCGAGCTTTTGATGAAAGTAAACCCAGAGAATAAGCGGCTGGTGCAGGACTTCGTTGCATACCTGCAGTCCGTTCAGCGCAGCCCCAAAACAATCAAGGGTTACACCAACGATCTTGAAATCTTCTTTGTGTGGAACCTTTTGCATAACAAGAACAAGTTTTTCCCCGAGATCACCAAAAGAGATTACGCATCATACCAGCACTGGTTAATCAATGAGAACGGAAACTCGCCAGCAAGAGTGCGGCGTTTGAAGTCGACCATCTCATCGTTGAGCAACTATGTTGAAAACATTTTAGACGAAGAAGATGAGTTCAAAGGATTTCGCTCCACGATCCGAAAAATCGAAAGTCCCGCCATGCAAAAGGTGAGAAAGAAAACCGTGTGGGCGGAGGAGGCGCTGGATAATCTGCTGGATGTTCTTATGTTGAAGAAGCAGTACAAAAAGGCGTGTATGCTTGCGCTGGCTATGTGCAGCGGGAGGCGCAAGGCGGAGCTGTGCAGATTCCGTGTGGATGATTTCAAGGATGAAAACCTTGTGTGCGGAGGCGCCCTGTATAAAACCTCCGAGCCAATGCAAACAAAAGGATTTGGACTTGGCAAATATATCTATTGTTATACTTTGGCAAAAAAGTTTAAGCCTTATTTGGATGCGTGGCTTGCAGAAAGGGCGGCTGAAAATATCGACAGCCCATGGCTGTTTCCGTCGAGTGAAAATCCGGAGGAACAAATCAGCGATACAACCCTCAACAGCTGGGCGGCAACATTCAGCCGCATGACTGGCGAGGATTTTTATTGGCATTCACTAAGACATTATTTCACGACGAACCTTGCAAAGGCCGGTCTGCCGGATGGCGTTATTCAGGAGATCGTCGGATGGGAGTCCGCAGATATGGTTCGTGTTTATAAAGACATCAGCGCCGAGGAGCAAATCGCACAATACTTCGGAGATGATGGTGAAATACGGACGGATGTTCAGAGGTCTATAGCAGACCTGTAAAGAAGGGCGGGATAAAGGATGAATATTTACAAGAGCGACTTTATCAGACAACTGATGGAGAAATACAACTATACGAAAACGTCGGCCACACAGGTTGTCGATGACTTCTGGAGTGTGCTGGCTGACAACCTAGAACAGGGGAACACGGTTTTTTTCTATGGGTTTGGCAGTTTTGATATTGTTGAGCGAAAGGGGCGGAGCGGTGTGAATCCGCAGACACAGGAGCGGTGTCCCATTCCTGCACACTGGGTTCCGCGTTTTTACCCCGGCAGCACGCTCAAACGTGCTGTGAAAAAGTGGTCGGATAGTAAGAAGAGGGGGTTGTCATAAATGGCAGATGCCCCGAAGAGAAAGCGACTGGAAAAAAATTTACCGCCCGAAAAAATGGTTACGGAGTTTAACCGGCGCATATATCGTCTGGTTTTGCAAAAAACAAAAGAAACGGGAGTTTTAAGTCTTACGGATTTTTCTCAGGAGCTGAC